GCCATCACCCCCACTTCGTCTACCCCGAGGCGCTCCATAGCATCTAGCTGTCCCTCGGCGTGCGCCCGGATGATCTCCGTGCGGGCGATTGTCTCGGCTCGTCTCTTCCCAATCCCATCAATCCCTTTAGCCATCTCACGAGCAATGGTTCGTGGATTCTCTCCGCGAGCCAGCCCATCTACCAACACCCGATTCAATTGGGTGGCTACCGTCTCATTGACTCCCTTCAGATCGGTGTATACACGACCGGCGAGAATCTTCAGCTTGTCGATTGTCTCTGGTTGACCGAAGGAGGATTGAAGGAACTGTTCCTTAGTTCCGAGGTAATGAGCCATCGGTTCATTCCCACCGAATGCCGTGGCTCGCTTCAAACGGTTTACGTCATCGAACGCCCTCCCAGCCCCACGCTGGAATCCTTCAGCAGCATACCTCTCCCAATAGGCGTCATCCGTAGGCAGGACTTCCACATCCATTCGTTCCTTCAACCAAGCTGTAAACGCCTCAACCCGCTCCGGGTCCGTCGTGAATGGGTATTTTGGCCCTGGGACGTATTCCCGATTCTCCACGATTCGGAATAGGTTCTCACGCCCTACAACCTGTAATACAGCCCGGCGGACCCGGTCATATCGGCCGACTAGCTCCCTACGGAACTTCTCCCGTAGCATCGTCGTTCGGCTAGGATCGATTCTAGAGGCCCTAGCATGCCTTCTAGCCACGTTCTCGACCCATCCGCTAGCCCGAATAGCCCGAGCCTGCCGGAGGGCCTTAGAACGGCCCCTAGAGCCTACGTAGCACTTACCGGATTCCCCCCACTTCCAGCCGGATCGGCCATCTATCGAACATCGGTGGATAGGCATTAGACGTTTCCTGAGAGAAGATTCTTGATCCGAATCAGTAGGGCTCGCTCCTGGATTTCTTCTGGCGTGGGGTCTGTAGCTACCCTCCGGCTACGCTCATAGGTATCTACCCCCTCGCTGCGTAGGAACTGCCCCACGTCTACTGGACGGAGACAATTCATTGCGGCGATATCCTTGATGAGACTGCCGGACTGGTATTGAAGCTTGATAACCGAACGTAGTTCAGGAGACCAGCTCATGTAGGGCGGTTGCTTAAACAGTCTCGGGTCGTTCTCCACGGCCTTTCTCCGGTTCCATTGCGTTGGGTTGTCGGAAAGAGACAATCCCCTGCGTCTCAATCTCTTCTTCAATTGCCAGTGCCTCTTCCCGATCAAAGCCTAGAATCAGCGTCAGGAAGGATAGCAGAGGCATGACCTGTACCCCATCGGCAGCGATGTACGTAGCAATCGCCTGGGTCATCTTTACGGCAATGTCGGCCTTCTTTGACGCATCGAGCGTTTCGGTCTCAGGCCACGAGACACTGTATCCTTTTGGCTCAGGCAATACTCCTAGAAGAATCAACCGATCAATGAAAGGTACAATCAATCTCGGAGTCAATAGCTGAGACCTACGAGCAGACACGATCTTGTTCCAATGCTGTTGATCCTGGGAGGAAGCTAGCTCACCCCGCTCGCTGCCCATGAAGACTCGTTTCGGGCAATCCTTCTCCATACAGATTGCCTCGATTTGTACGTTGATCTGGGCTGTAGGATCAGCTACGGTCGGAGACAAAGCATTGACGTGCATACCCGTCGTAGACAGATACCTCTGAAGACCGTTCATGTAGTATTCCATCTGCGTTCGCAGCGTGGAGATATCTACCTCTACGTCTCCACCCAGCTGGGGATGCGTCTCAAAGGACAAGCCAGGGAAGGCTCCCTTCCAGTACATTTCGGCAGATCCCCCATAGAGCTTTCGCAGATCAACCAGATTGTTGAATACGGGCCGCATCCGCGGGGTATGGTAGACTTCGTTCGAGCAGAGTTCATCCGTAATGTGAAGAACTCTAGTCCAATGAGCTTCCACGGACTGGTAGACAGCTGTAGTTGAGGAATCGGGGCCTGCTCGTCCGGAGGTATCGAACGTCAGGCTATACCTATCGGGCATTCCATAGCGTGGGGATGACGGGTCTTGATCGAACTGGGAGATTTGGGCCAGGTATTCAGGGAACGCCCGTAGGTAGATCAACTCACGGGTAGTATTCCTTCCTCGCGTGAACTCAATCGGTTCGGCTAGGTTCTGCCCTTCCTCACCGCCGATCCCTAGGAGGATCACCCCGTAGTGTCCAATTCCACAGAGACGATCCGCCCTCGCCAGGTACTCCCAAACCGGATCACCCTCATCGTCTTGATACCAGCTCTGTCCACGTAGGTTATTCCCTAGGCTACGGATAGCCAACTCAAACTCCGTGTCCTCGTCTACCGCTTCGTCTTCATAAACTTCGGGATGAACCTGCCAACAGTGGGAGGGTAATAGGTCCACGACTTTCTTGGCGATTGGGTTTCTCTCGTACATGGTACGATAATCCTGGAGGGAGATATTCTCCGTCGCAGGATAGCCGCACTCATCGTTGATGTCCCGACGTGGATCTGTTTCCCCCTCGGTTGTAGAGAATCGGTTCCAACGGGTTTGGTAGTTTAGTACCTGGTCAATCCGGTTCATGACGCTTCGCCAACGGTTTGCGTCGATTGGATCATTGATCGTTCGGTTAATCTCTACGTTCGTGATCATCGTTCAGTTCCTTGAGTTGATCCTCGCATTCGGCGAGTAGATATCCTAGGTCCACCAGTTTTCGCTCCAGCCCGCGTAGGTCCATATCTTCGGGCTTTGTTCTCTTCAGGATCGGTCGTCCAGTCTCTGTCCGATCATAGTATACAGATGTAGTTTGGAGTGGAATGCTTCTGGTAGTCTGCCAATCTCGCAGGGTACGAATATGCTTTGCTAATCGAGAATGTTCGGCTCTCAGCTTCTCTTCTCGAATAGTCCAATACTCTAGTTTGAGTTTACGTAGCTGGTCAGGATTTCCTGGAGGAGAGAACTCTGGGCCTTGGTAGTCCATTGCTCCGTACATCCAACCATCACGGAACAGAAGACGAGAATAGATTCTGAACCGATCACTCTCGATGGGACTGACTTCTACAGGCTCTCCATGCTCTTGAACGAACCGATAGAAGTAGGCACGCCAGTCAATCTCCAATTGCGGGTTAGCCTCTTTCACGTCATAGAGCATTAGATGGTCTCCGGTAATCGGCCCGATACGTTCGTGACTCGGGAAGTCCGATGAACACGCAATCCCTGATTGATCTTATTGCATCGCGGACAGATTCGATTGAACTTATGCTTGGCCTCAAATGTCTTCTGACATTTCAGGCATACGACCGTCTTCCCAGCCTCACCGCTCACGACGTTCCTCCGTTTGTTATAACCTATTCTTACAGAACTGCCCCGGCTTTGGGCCGATGGATTGACCGCACTTGCCCGAAGTAACACAGGACAGCACTGTCTGCGTCATCCGGACTGCGCCCAATCATCTCCTGCATCGTCTTCACTGTACTGCGATCCGATCCCGGCGGCTTGTTCTTCGGGGGTAGCCATAGACGACCCTCCTTATCGTATAACCGTGGGATCGGTCGCAGTTGGTTAACCAAGTCAATCATCCGGCGCGGTATTCCATACACCGTCCCATTTACCGGATTGATCGCGTCACTCAGGAGACTATACATCTCAGCCCTTCGGTTTATGTACGCATAACGCACCTCCTGTTCTAGCTTCTGCTGGTCCAGCCGTACCACCCCCCGGCGCTTTTCAGGAATCGCTGACTCTCCGAACCCTACAGTACGTACATTGTAGCCGTTCCTCCGCATTCGGTCAGCGATCTGCTTACCACCGCCACCCCGATCAAACAGAACCCTCTCAGCCGATATTCCGTATTCCCGCATCACGCGAATCACGTCATCCTCAATCACCGAGGTATCGGCTGTCTTGCGACTGAATGATCGAATAAACCCCAAGGAGTCTCCCACGGTGATAACCGTTGAGTCTCCACCCTCTGCTGTATCTACTCCCAGGTTCTTCCCTCGACGATCCAAGCCATACAACCGCTCTAATTCATCAGCCCGCTCAAATGCCAGTTCCAAGTGTTCCTGGGGGAAGAGTTTAACCTCATCCCCTTCATAGAACTCTGCCTTCAGGGAAACGCACTGCTGGATTGGATCCCACATCCTTAGATTCTTTTTGTACTCCGCATATCCCTTAACTCCAGGGATCAGAACTTCATCGGTAGGTTCCTCTCCACGGCTCTCTTGGATAATCCCTAGCCTAACATTTGGGCTATCTTCGGCGCAGATTTTCAATACCCGACGTAAATAGCCAGGCTTTCCCTCCCTCAATACATCTCCCCCAGGATCGTTCGTAGCGGGATTACCCTTGACGGATCGGTAAAAGAAGTTTGTGCAGGGCCATGGATTTCCGAATAACAGAGCACGATTCATCCAGGTGGATGCCATCGTGTAGTATTCATCGGGAACGGAGGAGCATTCATCAGCAACGAACAAGGTTCTAGGAATCCCATCCCCTACATTTGCAATGTGATGCCCTTGCATCGCTGCGATACTATCGCTGCTAGCCACCATACCCCGCAGATAGGACTTCGGACAGCGATCCCCATCAACTACTTTCCGGATATCCTGGTGATTGACTACCAGCGGTCCATCCGGATAAACCAATGGGTGACGGCTTGTATGAACGAACTGCCCGATTTCTCCCCAGAGCACGGATAGATGCTGATCCTTGGCGCTGGTCGTCACGATCCGACAGGGATGTCGCGTCAGGAAGAACCAAAGACAGATGAACCCAGCGATGAAATCCTTTCCCAGCATATTCCCTGCTACGACTACGGTTTCATCGTCATCGCGGACTGAATAGATAATCTCCCGTTGCTGGCGGTAGAACTGAACCTGCGGCCAGAGGAGGTTCTTCAGGGCTATCGGGTCGATTACCTTTCGATAGTCTCTCACCACGTCAAATCTCATCCTCTTCAGGGTTCAGCTTGTACTCTTCGTCGCCGATGTGAATCTCCTTATATCTTCCCGCCATTGCCTCTACCAGGGAACTCAGGAAAGCCTGATCCTGGAAGGTAATCGCCTCCATCACTACTCGTTTAACCCTCTTCGTCAAGGAGTCTACCTGACCGCTGATTATCATCCTATTGCCTTTCCTTTTCCTCTAGAAGTCTGCGCTCAATCGGGTCGATGTCGATAACCTCCTTGTTGTCTCGGTACAGCTGATCAAAGTCCAAAGATACCTTAACGTCCGTCTTCTCAGCAGCGAATAATCCCTTATGCTTCATCGCCATCTCCAAAGCAGCTGCCTTCGGAACTAGCTTAACCTCTGTTTCGATCTCCTCTACCTCGCTCCCGTCTTCTAAGTGAAAGACCTTCCGTCGCTGTTTGATACTATCAATCGCGGCCGTCACTTCGTCCGGCAGGTCATTGATGTTCTGGCTTGTTATCAGAAGTTTCCCCCGTTCATCGACGAACTGTTTTCCATTCCTAACCGCACAAGCCCAAAGGTTCCAGAGTATCTCATGCCTCTGAATCTCAAACTCCTTTATATCCCTCTTCCGGAGTGCTTCAATGAGCTTTTTAACCCGCGGACGAGCCAATGTCTTTTGGCCTTGTACCCCAGCACTCTTCTTGGAATATCCAGCAGCCAATGCAGCCTTTGTTCCATTGTAACTAACCAGATACTCCAATACAAATCTGATCTCACGTTCACTACATTTAGCCACCAATGCATCCATACCCTATTATACCTCACCTAGTCCTTATACTAGAGATCAATCATCAGATTCAATGATTGTCTTCAAGTGTTTGAACTTCTCCGCGCTTCTAGCAATCCTAGCTGCTTGTTCTTCACAGATGATCCTCCATCGCTCATTTTCAGCTTTGAGTTCAGCTAATTGATTCTCGGCTGAATTGAATCCCTCCTTGAACCCAGCCAAGTTAGCATCCTCGATAGCTTTCTTCAGCCGCTCGATTTCGGAATCCTTTTGTTGAATACTCTTGAGCGGATAATTTCCGATCCGTGATTCAAACTCACGACTTCGCTTTATTTGATCTTGTTCGTGCTCCTTCCTCAGCCGCTCAATCTCGGCCTCAAGTTGATCAGCCCTGTTCTCTGCTTCGCCCCAAAGGCACCCATCTTTGTGTCCGCTTTCATCCCCAGAAAAACAAATCGGGCACGTGCCGTTCTCGATGGTCTGCGTGACGCGCTTGTGCCAGTAGTCGCCGTCGATTATCTCTTCACGCAGCCGCTCGATCTCGTCGTGGAGCAGCGCGATCTGTTCGGCCGCCGATTCCAGCGAGCGGAACATCGTGCAGAGATTTCCGGTGCGGACCCTGAACGCACCGCCTGCGATTGCGACCCTACTGGTACCCAT